AGCCGCATACTCCTGCGGTGACAAAGATTGGATCGCAGCCTTGGGGAGATACCTCTCCCCAGTCTTGCTCGAAGGCTTACCCGATTTGGTTTGCCAGTCTTGGTCTCCCCAAGACTTGAGGGACTTCTGAGGCTTCTTCATTTGTCCCGATAGCCCCCGCCCTTGGCCTTATACTGCTTGGCAAGCAACTGGGCTTTGCGAGCAGACCACTGGCCCGAGGCTGTACCCTGCACGCTGGAGGCCTTGATTCGGTTAAACAAGGTCTTACGCATCTCGGGTTTGGTGTAGTTCCCAGAGGCGTTGACCTTGCTCTTTGCAGCCTTAACCATTTGGGAACCCTTCCTAAACTACTTGGACTTCTTCTTGCCGCCGCCTTTACCGAGCACGATCATGAGGGCAATGCCGCCCTTTTTATAACCCATGCCGCCGGGCTTCATAGCCATGCCGCCACCCATCATCTTTTTTTCTGGCTTAGGTTTAAGACCAGCGGCCTTCATCTTCTTTGCGTAATCAGCCTTAGCCGATGCCGGAGTCTTCCCTGTGCCCATAATGTCTTCGGTGGCGCCGTAGGTCTTCTTCGCCATGCCGCCCTTCTTCATAGCCATAGGGGCCATGGGAGGCATCATCATTTCGGCAGGAGCCATCTTCTTGCCCTGACGAGAAGCGCCCATTGCACGCTTTTTCATGCGAGCGCCAGCTACTTCCTTGCCCATTCCACCACGAGACATAGCCATGATACTTCTCCTGTTAGCATTTCCACCGTTTACGAGCTTGGCTCAAACGGCTGTTTGGATCTTTTGCTGCTTCAGGAAACATCTTGGCTTGGCCCGCCGACCTTGCACAATAGGACTTTCTTCGAGCAGCGCGCTTGCCTTTGGGGCTGTCTTCCGTGACAGCAGTTGACAGCTTCGATCCGGGGTTGGCCTTCCGGTAGGCCTTGACACCTTTTTCTGTCATCCCGGCGCCCGTCTTTGTGGGACGGAAGTTGCCGGACTTGACCGAAGTTTTGATGCCCATGCCCTTAGCCATCAGGCCACGCCCCTTGTTAGAAGTTCTTCAACATTTCTAGGACGATAGTGTACCGATCACCGGCACTAGCCCCGATAGTTGTGAACATTACGTCCCCGGTTTTACCCGCTCCAGCATTATTTGTGAGTCCACTAAATCTTGTGAAATCAAATGTGAAGAAGGAATCCTGCCCAAGGGTCGTACACAACACATCCGTTGTTGCGTCCCAGAGTATGTCTACCCCCATGCCGATAGTAACGGCCTCAATCCGTTCAATGCTTACGCTCGAACAAGGCGCGCCATTGTACGAAGTGAGAGCCGACACGTCGACCTTGAGGACAGCAGACTCTCCGGTGCCATCTGATATATTGGTGAACTTCATGATGGCCCTTTTAGCGCCATCAAAAAGTATCTGACTTGCTACAGCATCAGCCATGTGGCTCTCCTATTTAGGGAACCAAGGTGCCTGTCTGAGCATACGTGACAGCCAAGAAGCCTGTTCCGGTCCCAGTGTTTGTAGACGTAAGAACAACGCGGATGTCAGCCGTGCCTGTGTTGGCGTACGTGCCAACACGGGTAGCGTCTGCGCCCGCAGTGACCGTGATAATACCAAGCGTACCACCAGCTACCGCCGCCGCCGCCGTCAGAGCTGTAGCAGAAACCGAAGTGCCAACCCCAAGGGTTGAGGCAGCGCCGCTCCATATAGCCGTGACATAAAGCTTAATGTCGGTGATGATGCTGCCAGCCGGGATCACAATGTTTGTCGTGTACACGCCCGGAGAAGAACCGTTAGTGGCCTGCGTGACCGCTTCAAACTGTGTCAGCGACGCAAACCCAAGATCAGCAACGTCTGTGCCGAGAGTAGTGCCGGTGGTGAACTTAATTGGGCCGACCTTGAGAGGGCCGGAGAATGTTGAAACGCCCATTTGAATCTCCTGTCGTGAGCAAGTCTACCTCAAGGGTAGTCAGGGACTTGTTTACTATACATGAAAAAGGGGTCGGCACAACACCGACCCCCGTACTTGTTTTTCGATCTGCAAGGGCTTACGCGCCTTGCGAACCGAACATCGCGCGCGGGTCCGAGAAGCCAAAGCTGTAACGCTCGCGAGCCTTATAACGGACGTTGCCCGTTTCAAAGTCGCCTTCCATTGCCGTCTTAATGGGCGAACGCACGAAGTGCTTCATTCCATTCGGAGCGTCGGTCTTGATAAAGAACCCGTCCGTGTCGGTAAGGAAGTGGTTGACGGTAAAGCCTTCTGGCAAATAGCCACCAGTCTTTATCGCGTTGATGTCGTTGTCAGCGGTTGAGGTGCGCTGCTCCGACTTGAGGATACGCTCGGCGGTGAACTGAAGAGCCGGGGGGATAATCAGCTTCATGCCGCGAAGAGCAACCTTCAGGCCGCGCTCGTCGATGAACCCAGCAATGTCAATCAGGGCCTGTTCGAGAGAGGTCTCGTTCAAGTCTGCTTGCGTTGCAAGGGTGTTCGAGAAGTTTCCGCCACCCGTTGTGGGGTGAGCCGAGTTAATCAACGACACGCCGTCGCCGCCCGGAAAGCTGGACGAGAAGGCGTTGTTGAGAACCGACGCTGCCGTCACCTGCTTGGTGTTCGACATGCTGCGGGCCAGCGCACGGGTGTAACGAGCACTGAGCTTGTCGTAGAGGTTGTCCTCTACAGCTTCTTCAGTAATCGCAAACGCCAGCGCGACGGTGTTGTGGGTGTAACGGGCGGTAAAAGCCTCACCAGCCGTATCATAGCTGATGGCAGAGCCTTCGCCCTTTACGGGAGCCTGACCGAAACCAGACAGCATGACCTCTTCTTCGAACGCGCGATCCGAAGTCTCCGTGTCGAAGATTTCAGCGTGCTCGTTGTCGTAGCGGTCGTACTCCATGCCGAACAAGGCATTTAGGCCGGGCTCAAGTTCCTTGAGAAGTTGTGAACGTGTTATAGCCATAGCTCAAAACTCCCTTTAGATGCCCGCACCAGTACCGTTAGCATTGTAACGGTAGAAGTGGTTGTTGAGGAGGACGATAGCCAGACGACCAGCGACAGAGACATCCGAATTGGCAGGAGTATCCTCGAATCCAATAATACGGAGGTTTAATGTGTTGGTGGTGTTAGCTGTCGATACTGCGAGTTCACCAGCAGAGAGGCCAGAGATGGCATTGCTGGTTGTCGCAGTGGCGAAGTTAGCGTTGGCATGGACCAGAGAATCCGCAGCAGCCGCATTGCAGTTGATGAGGAAGAGCTGATCGGGGTCCGCTGAAATCGTTGCCGTAGCAACCGAGTTCGCATACACCGAAGCCGTGCCCGGCCAAGAAGGAGCCCAACGGGGTTTGCCCGTCAAGTCAATGTAGTTGCAGCCGAGGAAAGCGCCCAGAATCGGAACGGTGCCACCGTTGGCATTGCCAACAATGTCAATCAGACCGTTTGCCAGCGGAATCACAGGAGTGCCCTGATAGATCACGCTCGACGTACCGGCAGTAGATGCCGTCTGGATATTAAACACCATGTCGCCATTGGTGTTCGCTGCGCTTCCAAGCATACGATACGGGCGGAGCCCGAACGAGGCATCAATGTTTGCCATTGCCTAGATCCTTATTGTTTCTCGGAGGAACGATTTCCGCCGAAACTAACCCGTGATTGTCGCTCAGGACGCATCATGGGCATCGAAGAGTGTTGGTCTCGCAAGAGATCATTATCCACAGCCTCAATCTGCTCGCGCGTTTGATTCTGGAAATAAGCGGTTCTCTGCTTAACAATGTCTAACGGAATACGGGCTAGGACCAATCCGCCAACTGCAATAACTCCGGCATGTCTGCCATCGCTAATCGTGGGGAGATCCCATTCAGGGTATTCCTCGGCGCGAACCAGCTCGAAGCCTTCGCGTAAACGGGCGGAAAGATTTTTCCGGTCGTCGAAACCGTTGGTCTCCATACGGAGCCAGCGGTGCTTATACCCCTCGGGAGCGGGGGGAGCGTCCAAAGAGGACGGTGGTTTCCACGTCTGTGGGCGCGAGTCTTTCTCGCGAACATTCTCGGAGCGGGGCTTACGGTCCAGTGTCATAAGACTAACCTTGTTGCTGCATACGAGTATGTCTTGCATACTCTTCTAAACTAACACCCAGTGACTTGGCAACTTTAATCTGACTTTCGGTCAGTTTAACCTTGTTTCCACCGGACTTAACAGTATTCCTTGCCGACCCAACCGTGGGTTGTGGGCGGGTATTCTGCGCTACAGCCTTGAATTTGTGGGGAAATTCCCCACGAATACGGGAGTCGAGTTCCCTATAGTAATCATCAGATGCGGGGTCGAAACCTTCGACCTCGATTAAGTCTGCATGAATGGCATAGGCCGTCGCCGTCATGGCGCGGTCGTTGCCGAACCAGTCATTCCGCTCGGCCCAAGACCTAGCTTTCGGGTCAGGCTGCGGCGCTTGAGGCGCACGTTGAACCGGAGGAGGAGCTGCGGCAACAGCCGCACGTTGGGTCTCGTCATGCTCGCGACGAGCGCGGGTCTGACGGAGCTTGTCGTTCTCAACAGCAAGAGCCGCCAAGGAACTTTGGGCGTCAATCTGGGCGTCAATGTTGCCCTCGTCGATTGCCCGGCGAAGTTCCTCTCTGACCATCTTCTCCTGTGTTTTGAGTCGGTTATCAAACTCTTGCACAAGAGACTTGTCGAGACGATGCGCCCGATCCTGATAGGTGTCGAGCTGGCCCTTCAGGCCCTTGGCAAACTCTAGCGCAGCCTGTTCACGGCGCTCGGCTTCCCGGACCTTATAGGTGAGCTTGTCAATCCGCTTCCTGACAGATTCGGAGTGCTCCTCCAGATCCCTGTCAGCTTTTGCTGATGCCGTCTCTTCCTTTTCTACAACAGGAGTTTCCGTTGGAGACTCGTCTACCAACGTGACTTCTATCGAGCCGTCGTCTTCGTTCTTGTCTTCTCCGGACATAGCAATCTCCATTGCTGCGCTGTCAGACGCTCATGACGTCTGCTGGATCAGCGATTGTTGCGATGACTTCATCATCGTTGATAATGCGGACTTCTCCGCCTTCAATCCGGAATCGGGCTCCACAATAGCGACCGATCATGACCCACTGACCCTTCTTGCACCAAGGACCCGCAGGAAACTTTTTGGTGTCAGCATAGGCATCAGGACCTAACGCCAAGACATACGCCACAACAGTCGCCAAGCTCTGTCGTTCGACATACTCGTCCGGAAGGTGAACGGAGCCCTTGGTCTTCGCGGTGCCCCGGTACGGCAGTACCAAAAGACGCCAGCCAACAGGCTGGGGCAAACGACCTAAAGCTGAGTCAGGAAGTTTAGTGGGGTCGAGAACCCTGTCAGACTCTGAAACAAACGCTTGTTGCAGGCCGGTGGCCTCTGAGCCGGGCTCCTTTGGAACCTCTGTTTCAATAGGCCTACGTGAAAGCCAGTTTGGAAGTATGAGACTACCCATCGTCTTGATCACCTTGTCTTTTTAGCAGAAAGCGAAGTTCTTCCTCAACCTCCTTCCACACTTCGAGTTTGCCCCGAAGGTGGCGGAAAGCAGCATAGTCCTGAACCGAGCCTTCTGTAATCGCTTCAGTGACTGTATCGCGCCGCTCACGGATTACCTTAAACAATCTGTCAATAATGTAAATATCTGACACGGAGGTTTTCCTTATTTTATCTAAAGACGTGACAGATTACTTCTTCTCGCAATACCCTTCACGACGGGCATTGTTGATCTTGACCTCTGTAATCGTCTGGGCTGTGTCTTTGGAAGACCACGACACATCCCTCCAAACCGAGCAGGCTGACAGGTTAGTCTCTTTTGTGCCCGTCAGATTCGAGCAACCTGTCAGGACTGACAGCAGCATTATCCCCAGAACTGATCGCATTTTGTACCCTCCTCAGTGCGTCGGCCTGCGCCGCTGCGGTAACTTCTGCAATGGCGTCACCTCGTATCTTGAGGTAGACGCCACCTAAGAGAGACAAGACCACACCCCCTATAAGGATGTACTTGCCCAGAGGACTGAACAATAACCCCATCACGAACCCTCCTCGTCGAGCCTTTGCTTGCGGAA